AGTAAGGGAAGGGGGGGGGAAGGGAAGAAGGAAGTGAATTAATTAGATGAAAGAGGTAAACATAAACATTTCATCAGTAGGATTCCCTAGTCAGTTTGTATCTGATGCTGAGAAAGCAACCGATGAGTTTGGATTACAAATAGGACAAGCTATTCAATACGAATGGTTTCGTAAAGATTCTAATGGATGCCGATACTATAGTCAGTGGAGAGACTTTAACAGACTACGTCTATATGCAAGAGGCGAACAATCCATTGCAAAATACAAAAACGAATTAGCAGTAGACGGAGACTTGTCTTACTTAAATTTAGACTGGACACCTGTTCCTATTATTCCAAAGTTTGTGGATATAGTAGTGAATGGAATGTCAGACAGGATATTCAAAGTTAAGGCGTATGCTATGGATGCTATATCTCAAGAGAACAGAAGTAAGTATCAAAAAATGATAGAAGGGCAAATGGCAGCTAAAGAAGCTTTAACGGTAATACAGGAAGGAACAGGTTTTAATCCTTTTACAATGAATCCAGATGATTTACCTGCTAGCGATGAAGAGCTTTCCCTTTATATGAACCTTAATTATAAGCCTGCAATAGAGATTGCAGAAGAAGAAGCAATTGACACAATGTTTGCTGAGAATCATTATGATGATATTCGTAAACGTTTAGATTATGATATGATGGTCATAGGGATGGGTGTTGCTAAGCATGAATTTCTTCCTGGCTCAGGTGTTCAGGTTTCTTATGTAGACCCTGCAAACGTTGTTTATAGTTATACTGAAGACCCTCATTTTAAAGATTGTTTTTACTGGGGTGAAATTAAAACAGTTCCTATTGCGGAGTTAATGAAGATTGACACGACTCTAACAAATGATGATTTAGAAAAAATATCTCGTTATAGCCAAAGCTGGTATAATTATTTTAACACAGCTCAGTTTTACGAGAACGATATATTCTTTCGTGATACTTGTACGCTGATGTACTTTAATTATAAAACCACTAAGAAGATGGTTTATAAGAAAAAAGTTAATGAGAATGGTAATATGAAGATGATAGAAAAAGATGATGGTTTTAATCCGCCTGAAGAAATGATGGAGGAAAACAATTTTGAAAAAGTAGAAAAAACAATTGATGTTTGGTATGATGGAGTTATGGTTATGGGTACTAATATAATCCTTAAATGGGAGCTTGCTAAGAATATGGTAAGACCTAAGTCATCATCCCAGCATGCAATGCCTAACTATGTAGCTGTAGCTCCAAGAATGTATAAAGGGGTAATTGAATCGCTAGTAAGAAGAATGATTCCGTATGCTGATTTAATACAAATGACGCATTTAAAATTACAACAAGTTATTGCACGTACAGTACCAGATGGAGTGTATATTGATGCAGATGGTTTAAACGAGGTGGACCTTGGAACAGGAGCAGCGTATAATCCAGAAGACGCACTACGTTTGTATTTTCAAACAGGTAGTGTAATAGGAAGAAGTTATACGCAAGAAGGGGATTACAATCAAGGTAAAGTTCCTATACAGCAGCTAACAAGTAATTCAGGAGCTTCTAAGACGCAAATGTTAATTGCCAACCTAAATCACTATTTAGATATGATACGAGCTGTAACAGGCTTAAATGAAGCGAGAGATGGTAGTGGAGCTAACTCCGATGCTTTAGTTGGTGTGCAAAAATTAGCATCATTAAGTTCTAATACCGCTACTCGTCATATATTAGACGGAAGTCTTTACATATATAGAACGTTGGCTGAGGCTTTAACCTACAGGGTAGCGGATATTTTAGAATATGCAGATTTTAAAGATGACTTTATAAATAAGATTGGAAGGTATAATGTAAGTATACTTGAAGATATTTCAGACTTATACATATATGATTTTGGAGTATTTATAGAATTGTCTCCAGATGAGGAGCAAAAGGCTATGCTTGAGCAAAATATTCAAATGGCATTATCAAAACAAGACATAAACCTTGAAGATGCTATTGATATACGAGAGATTAAAAATCTTAAACTTGCAAATCAATTACTTAAAGTAAAACGTAAAGCCAAGCAAGAACAGGATGAACAAAGAGAAATGCAGAAGCAAGCTATGATTTCACAGCAACAACTTCAGTCTCAACAAATGAAAGCTCAAATGGATGCACAAAAGATTCAAATGGAAACAGAAGCTAAAATGAAATATAGACAGGCTGATATACAATTTGAAATCCAAAAACAACAAGCTGAAGCACAATTAAAAGCTCAGTTAATGCAGCAAGAGTTTAATTATAGTATGCAGTTGCAGGGTATGACTCAAGAGCAATTGGGTATTAGAGAAGAAGATAGAGAGAAAGCAAAAAGCGATAGAATAAGTCAGCAAAACACTGAGCAATCAGAGCTAATTAATCAACGTAAAAACAATCTGCCACCTAAAAACTTTGAATCTAATGAAGATTCTTTAGATGGTTTTGACCTTGCAGAATTTGAACCAAGATAATATGTTTAAATTTTGCGTAACTTTGTAATCAAATTAAATCAAATCAAATGGATATTAAAGTAAGAGAAGTAACGGCTGAAGAAAAATCAACTCAGCAAATAGAACAAGAACTCCTTAATAAACATGAGGAGAAATTTGAGTCAGAGACTGAACAAGAATCAATAGAGGTTAAGGCTGTAGAGACAGAAACTGAAGTTGAGGTTAAAGAAGACAATACACAGGTAGAAGCTCCTGTTGAAGAGGTGGTTGAAGAACAACCTCCGCAGCTAGAAACTCATCCTGAATTAAATGAAGACGAAGTTCTTTCATATATTGGAAAAAGATACGGTAAGGAAATTAATTCTATTGATGAATTAGTTAGCGAGCGTAAAGAAAGCGAACCGCTTCCTGAAGACGTTGCTGCTTACCTAAAGTATAAAAAAGAAACTGGACGTGGGTTTAATGATTTTGCAAAATTGCAAAAAGATTATTCTGATTTAAGTCCAGATGCTTTGCTAAAAGAATATTATTCTATAACAGAAGAAGGTTTAGATTCTGAAGATATAGATCTTCTAATGGAAGATTTTATTTTTGATGAAGAAATTCATGAACCAAATGAAATTAAGAAGATTAAATTAGCAAAGAAAAAAGAAATTGCCAAAGCAAAAAAGTTTCTCAGACAACAGCAAGAGATATACAAACAGCCCCTTGAGTCAAGGGAAAGTTCTGCCAATGCTAACAATGATGAACTAATTGAATACAGGCAATATCTTGAGTCTGCTAAAACTCAAGAGGAGAACGCAAATCAAAAAAGAAACTGGTTTGTTAAAAAAAGCGATGAAATTTTTAGCACCGAGTTTAAAGGTTTTAAATTCAATGTAGGTGATAACGATGTTGTTTATACTCCAGGCAGTGCTTCTGAACTTAAGAAAGCTCAAGAGACTCCACTTAATTTTGTAAATAAATATTTGGATTCTAATGGTTATTTAAAAGACGCAGAAGGATACCACCGCTCTTTAGCAATTGCAATGAATCCTGAGAAGTTTGCTCAGTTCTTTTATGAACAAGGCAAATCGAAGGCAACAGATGATGTGATACGTAAAACGAAAAATATAAATATGAGTGAGCGTACCGCACCAGAGGTTTCTTCAAAATCAGGACTTCAAGTAAAATCAGTTTCACAACCTTCGAGTCGTGGACTAAAAATTAAGAGTATAAAAAGAAGTTAATAATTTAAATAAATAAAATAATAATATTATGGCAGGACAAGTATTAGCAACCCCAGGGTTTGCTTTAACACCGAGTTCCGAGAGAACTCCAACACCGCAAAACTATTTAACCAATGCAGATTTCAATTGGTTGAATCAGTACTTACCAGATACTTACGAAAAAGAATTCGAAAGATATGGTAATAGAACAATCTCCTCATTCCTTAGAATGGTAGGAGCAGAAATGCCTACAAACTCAGACCTTATTAAATGGGCAGAGCAAGGTAGGTTACACACGAAATATACACAAGTAGGTTGTGCTGCCGCTACAGGAGGCGCTAACCAAGTTGTATTTCAAGTAAATGATGTATTAGACCCAGCAGCAGCTCAACAAGTAATCAGAGTAGGACAAACTATTGTAGTTGTTCAAAACGATGGTTCAGGTGTTAATAAGGCTGTAGTAAGTGCAGTTAACAATGCCGGTGGAGCAAGAGGACAGTTTACAGCTGACTTTTACGAAGCAGCAGGTTTAGTAACTACAGGTACTGGAGTTGGTAACGCTGACGTTACAGTATTCATTTACGGTTCAGAATTTAGAAAAGGAACAGCAGGAATGGTTGGTTCATTAGAAGCTAATGACTTCATATTCGACAACAAGCCTATTATCATTAAAGATACTTACACAGTATCTGGTTCTGATATGGCTCAAATTGGTTGGATTGAAATCACTACTGAAGATGGTGCAACTGGTTACCTATGGTACTTAAAGTCTGAGCACGAAACTAGATTAAGATTCGATGACTTTTTAGAAACAGCTATGATTGAAGCTGTACCCGCAGAACAAGGTTCGGGAGCAGACGCAATCTTAGGAGGGACTAACGCAGGAGTTGGAGAAACAGGAGCTGGTTCAGATGGTATATTCTACGTAGTAGGATTAAGAGGAAATGTTTGGGATGGTGGAAATCCAGTAGCCCTAGCTGACTTTGATTCTATAATCAGTAGACTAGATAAGCAAGGTTCTATTGAGGAGAACGTTATTTTCCTTAACAGACAATTTGGATTTGACATTGACGATATGTTAGCTGCACAAAACTCTTACGGAGCAGGTGGTACTTCTTATGGTCTATTTGACAATGACGAAGAAATGGCTTTAAACTTAGGATTTACAGGATTCAGAAGAGGTTACGACTTCTACAAGACTGACTGGAAATACTTAAATGACCCTACAATGAGAGGTGGATTACCAACAGGAGCAACATCAGGGAGGATTAATGGTCTTCTAGTTCCAGCTGGTTCAACAACCGTTTATGACCAAGTTCTTGGTAAAAACGCTAAGAGACCTTTCTTACATGTTAGATATAGAGCTTCAGAAACTGAAGACAGAAGATATAAGACTTGGATTACTGGTTCTGCCGGTGGTGCTGCAACGTCTGATATTGACAACATGCAAGTAAACTTCTTGTCTGAGAGAGCTGTATGTACTTTAGGTGCAAACAACTTCTTCTTATTTCAAGACTAGTAATTAAATATTAGGGGCGTAGCAATGCGCCCCTTTTTTAAATAATCAAATTAAATTAAATCAAATGAAAAAAGAAAATAGTACCCCAGAAGTAGTTGAGAAAACTGATATTAAACCAGTTGCTCAACCCAAACCAAAAAAACAATCACCTAAATTTGTTGACAAATCTTATAAGCTTAAAAGAGAGGTTGCACCTTTATCTTTAATCTTAGCCTCAAGGCATACTAATAGGTTTCCATTATTGCATTTTGATGATGAGACAGGAACTAATAGACCTTTAAGATATGCGAGAAATCAAAACAGTCCGTTTCAAGACGAGCAAGATGATAACGCTATTATAGAGCCAGTAATATTTGAAGATGGATTTTTGTTTGTTCCAAAAAACAATCAAGTACTGCAAAAGTTTTTACACTATCACCCAGGCAATGGAAGGATATTTGTTGAGGTTAACAAAGCTAAAGAAGCTGCTGTTATTGTAGAGGATTTAAACTTAGAAGTAGATGCTCTTATTGAAGCTAGACAGCTTGATGTTGCTCAAGTAGAGAACGTTGCTAGAGTTTTATTTCAACAAGATGTTACTAAAGTAACTACGGCAGAGCTTAGACGTGATATATTAATATTTGCTAAACAAAACCCAGGAGGTTTTATGCAGCTATTGAGTGATCCTATGTTAAAGATGAATGCTACGGTACAGGATTTTTTAGATAAAAGCTTAATACAATTACGAAATAGTAAAAAGGAAGTGTGGTTTAATACACCATCTAATAAAAAGAAAATGTGTAACATACCATTTGGTGAAGACCCAATGTATATTATGACATCTTACTTTCAAAGTGATGATGGATTAGAGGTATTTAAACACTTAAAAGCATTAGCTAAAAATGCGTAACTTTACAACTTGTTTAACCCATTAAAAACTTTTTATAAAATGGAAAAATTTATCAAAATTACAAACGCTCCTATTACTAATTCGTTAATTAGTGTTAACGGAATAAAGTCAATAGGTACTGCAACTGCAAATGCTACAACTGTGGTGATTAAGTATGCAGACGGAACTGCAACTACAGTAACAACGGCAGCACAAGTTGCTCATGATGTTTATACAGCTATACTAAATGCCACTGAAGGTGCTTTAGTTACAAGTTGGACAAACCCTATGTATTCTCTAGCTTTACCTAAAGCTGTAACAAGTATTGTAAATGCTTAACTAGTTTAAGTATTGTACTAAAATAAGAAGAAGCGCCCAAATCAGGGTGCTTTTTTATTTTATGTATCTTTGTGTAAAGATTTTCAAATGATAAATTCTGTAAGAAATACTGTGCTTGCTATTATCAACAAGAATAACTATGGATATATATCTCCTAGTGATTTTAATTTGTTTGCCAAACAAGCACAATTAGATTTGTTTGATGAATATTTTATAAACTATAATCAACAAATTAATGAAGAGAATGCTAGGGTTTCGGGAACAGGCTATGCCGATATAAAACTTGGGTATGAAGAAGTGATTGATAGTTTTTCTGTTACAAAAACTTTAGTACAAAATTCAAACAACATATATTATCTTCCTAGTCAAACAACGACTGGTGATGATTATTATTTATTAAACAAAGTTCTGTGTTACCAGGGTGGTGTCCTTAAAGGTCAAGCAGAAAAAGTTAGTATTAATAAAATAGATTTGTTAAATAAATCTCTTTTAACATCTCCGTCATCTCAATATCCAGCATATACTCAAAAGGGAGATTCTATAACTATTTTTCCTACCACATTTAATGGAGCTTTAGATATTCAAGGTACATACGTTCGTTATCCATTAGACCCAAAATGGACTTTTGTTACTTTATATAATGGTGAACCTTTGTTTGACCAAACTCAAGCTGATTATCAGGATTTTGAATTACCGATTGATGACTTAAATAATTTAGTAGCAAGAATACTACAATATGCAGGAATATCGATAAGAGAGGCTGATGTGTTTCAATTTGGACAAATAGAAGAACAACAACAAAATCAAACTAATACATAATTATGGCATATATTAATCAAAGAAAATATTACACTAATGATGGAGTAG